GATAGGTGCGGCATCGACATTCAAGCGGTTGATGGTGCGACCAGAGGCGGCAGTCACGATACAGTTTTGATACTGCAACTCGGCATCAGTTCCACCTTGTGCGGAAATGATTGGAGGTGTGATAACGCAAGTGGTTGCATTGGTCACGCTCACCACACGGAAGGTCTTGGAGAATCCAGTACCTTGCTTGGTGATGTGATGCACGGCCTCAACGCCTTCGATCTCGATTGGTGTTCCTGCTGGCAAGTCGGTGGTGCTGGACACGGTAATCGTTTGGAAACGATTGTCCACGTTGGCAGTTTCACCAGTAGCAGCAGTCGATGTTGCAACAGGAACATAGTAGTTCAGAGCTGCAGCCAAAGTGCTCATCGTTGGGTCAGAGCCAGTTGCCGCAGCAATACGGTTTGCGTAGTCCAGTTTGTAGGTCTCAAAGCCTGCGACCATACCGACATACGAACGCTCAAAAGCAGTGTTTGACTTGTTACCAGCAAAGCTACGTGACACAGAAGCGCCACCAGCGCCACCAGCAATATTGCCAGCGATGCCGTTGTAGTCGCGTGAGGACAGAGCCAAGTAACGATCAAAGGCTTGTACACCCTGCTCGTTCATGATGCTATCGCACAGGGCCACATCGTCATAATCACCGGCAGCAGTGCTAACAGTGACCACCAGCGAACCGAGGTTTGCAGCAGTGTTCATGATGGCGATGTTGATGTCGGAAGCCAGCTTCTGCTTTGCAGCATCACCGAGGCGACCTTCTTGCAGGGCATCACGCAACTCCAGTGCGTCCAGAATAAACGGCACAGACTTTTGAAAGCCAAGTGTCGCCGGTACTGAAAGCTGGGTGTATGCACCAAAGTTACCAGTCTGGTCCATGCCATCATACGACTGTGCGATATAAGGCTGTGGACGATAAATGACGTTGTTTGTGCGCTCCATCATCGAACCATCTGTGTTGTAGATGGACACGTTGCGGGACAAAACTAGAGCATCGTTAAAGCCTTCGAGGATGTCCTCAAACGCAACGCGCTCTTCCTTACTGAATGAATTGCTCATAATAAGCTCCTAATAGATTATTTGGATGCCGATCGCTTTTGCGCCTTGTACTGAATGACCTTGGTCATGTTTCCAGTACGAGCTGCATCTTCTCTCAGCCGTTCAAGTGTTGAGTCCACCGCACCTGCTGATCGTCCAGTTCCTGTAACGATTCGCTCTGGTGCGGGTGCTTGCCTACGGTTTGTAACTTTCAAGTCTTTCTCCAGTTTTGCTACCGCAAAGGCAAACTTTACGGGGTCTTTGATTTCAGCCAACTCTTTAGCCTTTGCAGGATTCTTACCGAGTGCGTATACAACGAGTGCAGGATTATCTGCACCTTGCAGCAAAACGCCTTGCTGGGTGATAGAAAAAACTTGTTGAGCAACTTCTTCAGCATCCTCAAAGTCCTTCACTCTTAGCTCGGCTTTCGCCTTGCCATAACCATCCAACTTAGCTCGCCATTCTTTCTGCTGATTCATAACTTCAGCTTCTTGCTTGGCGTTGACATCATCGGCTTGACGTTTTCTGTCAAACCAGTTTGTCAATGCTTCTTCGTACTTGTCAGCGTCATAGTCGTGATCTTCTAGCTTTGGCTTGTTGCCTATCACCACTGGCTTGGTCTCAGGTGGTGCGGCTTGCAGCTTGCCTTGCAGTTCACGGTTCTGCCGTTGCAGTTCTCGATTCGTCTTACGCAACTCTTTAACCCATTCAGGCGCGGGAGTATGTTCTTCGGGAGGTGGCGCTTCCTCACCAATGCTGACAACGACTTCTTCGGTATCTTCGGGTTCTTCCTCATCAACGATTTCGCTGATCTCGGTTTCTTCTTCCACTACCTCAATTTCATCGTCCTCAATTACTGCCTTTTTGTTCATCTTTGACCCCATCAAACTCACCCACTTTAAACGGCTGGGTGGTTGCCGTTAGTTTATTGTCGCTCCTTTTTCAAATTCTTTCAATCACTCACGCCACGGATTATCAACTCATTTATCGGGACATCATAGGATTCCTCCGGAAACATGGCTTGACGCTGTTCTGGTGTCATGTTCATCCGTGCCTGTGTTGCTCTGGCTTCAGCTTCGCCACCAAGTCTTTGATAAAGATCAAACTTTGCTTGCTCACTGCGATATGCAGCCAAGGCCTTAGCCTCAAGTTCACGCGCTTCTTTTTCAAGTTCTAAACCTTTTTTACGCGCACCTGGTTTAACGATTCGCAACGGATCAAGTGGGTCATTTGCTCTTGATAAACTAAACATTTCTTGGGCTTTTTGTCTTTTTTGATTTGCGAGTTCTTCAAGTGTAATAACCATTGAAGATGGATTCCCGCCCTGAGCAAAACCTTCTCGCCCTTGAATAGCATGCTGTTTCTCATGCAACAAAGTTGATTTTGCATCTTTCCCAAATAATCCCATGTTTAATGCAATACCAGAAGATGGCGAATATTCACCACTAGTTCCAGTTGGCATTTCCATCCAATTAAATGGAACATTGGCTGTGTTTGGATATGCCGAATAAAGTTGCTCATGTTTAAGAACATCGCCTAACGTTCCACGGTATGAACCTGAAATGCTTGCCTGATTGTTGATGTTGTTCATGCGAAACTTTTGCTCATTTGTTGGTTTTCCGCCTTGAGCTTTAACTTCTTCAAGCAATGCTGTTCTTTGAGATTCAATCGCTGCCTTATCTCTGGCCTGTAACGCAGACAAATTTTCAATCTGTGCTGCACTATCATCAATCTCCTGCCGCCATTTGCCATCCGGCCCCTTCCAAGTTCCTGTTTGTTGCCAGATGCTACGAGCATCAGTGCCCATATCGGCAAGCATCTTGGCTTTTTGAGCTGCAAGTGCATCCCATGTCTTTGCCTTTGGGCCAATAAATATTCCAGCCAGTGCAGGTGCCGCTAGTGCGACACTTTTTGCAGCAGCACTTGATGGCAATAAATCAGTTAATGCAAGTCCAGCCTGCATGACTTCGGGCCGCATACGGGTTGTTCCTCCAAGGCCGCCAGCGCCAGTGGTAAGCGGTTCACCAAAAGATAGACGGTCTAAAGTCTGACTGATTGCCGGAGCCTCAAAAAACTTAGCTATCCCTTGCATTTGCTGGGTGCGCTGCGGGTCATAAGATGATGCAACCAAGTCTGACAAAAAGCCAAGTACAGGATTTCTGGGTGTTGCCCTTATAAAATCCCCGCTTGGGTTTTGTGCTGTTTGGCTCAAGTCAGCCATTTGTTAAGCTCCCGGTTCAACAATCACAGTTGTGCCTGGGGTCGGCTCCATTTGACCTGGCGGCACGAGATCAGCCATCATTTTCAGCGCATGGTCTTGCGAATCCATGTCCACTTTACTGAGGGTCTCGACTGTTTTGGCTCGACTTAGTTCTGCATCTGCCACGGTCTTGACAGTGCTTGCACGTGCCTGAGCTGCTTTTGCCATTGCTTCCTCGGCTGCAGCTTGTAGATACATGGAATTCGGGTCTTGCGGCTCTCCCTGCATCTCTGCCATGAGCTGCTGGGCTTCGTCATCCGTAGGCTTGACCACGCCCATACGCAGGAGTTTCTTGCGGAAGTAAGCATTGGCATCGCCCACGCCCTCGCCCTCCATGTTCATCATCGCCATTGCGGTCAGAACTTGGGCGGTTTCTGGGTCTTGGGTAATCTGAAGCATGCCAGTCAAAGCCCTGACAGTTGCCGCACGCTTGCTGCTGGACGATGGACCAACCTCTGCAACCACATCAAAAGTGGCATCGCTCAAGTCGTTTGCCATCATCATGCTGCCAGTCTCTGGGTCAATCATTGGCTGCATCAGCTCAACCATGCCAGCCTCACCAGTAGGCGCAATGGTCTTCATCTTGCGCTTGTCCTCGGTGTAGATTTCCTTTGCCATGCTCAACCAGATTTCACCGCAGCGCTTCATGCCCTTGGCAAAGTTGCTCATGTAGATGAAGGTCTGCATGTCCACACGGGTTTGAATTAGCTCAACAGCCTTGCCCGATACGCCCGAAACCATCTTGTCTGCCCCTTGCGGGTTGCCCAAAATGTCTTGCATATCCTGCTCAGTGATCTGCAACAGTGCCGCCATTGCTGGTGGAATTGCTGCCGATCTTGTATAGGCAACAGGTCCAGCGATCTGAGTATTGCCGTCTGGTCCAGAAACAGGGTTAATCAGCAGATACGGGTAATCCCGTAGATTGTCCTCCGCCCACATCACTTGATGCCCTGCAACTTGCTCAGGAGTCATGATGGGCTTTTCGATGCTGGACAGTGCGCTGATCTCGCCTAGCTTGGAAAGCTGCATATTCTTCAGGCGCTGGGCATCTTTAGCTAGACGCACTGCACCCATGCAACGCTCGATGTTGTCAACAAACCAGCGCTTGCCGTAGACCACCACAATCGGGATGTTTTTGCCAGCGATGTAGCCAGCGTCCTCAAGAACCTTGCCGCCCGACATGATGTATTTGCGAACACGCATCCGCTTGACCCGC